ACTACTGGTGCTAACCTTAAACCGCCAGCACCTAATCCTAAGACACCTAAAGATGCTGCTCGCCGTAAGTCATTCTGTTCTAGGATGGAAGGTATGCGAGCCAAGAATACATCCCCTAAGACTGCAAGAGACCCTAACAGTAGAATTAATAAGTCCTTACGGGCTTGGAATTGTTAGCGAGATAATGATGAAAACTAAAGCGCATCGTGGATTCAAAGTAGTACAAGCAGAGATTGCAAAGAAGCAAGGTATCTCTATGGACAGTGCTGGTGCTATCCTGGCAACTTCTGCACGTAAGGCAAGTCCTGCTGCAAAGGCTAAGAATCCTAGACTAAAGAAAGTATTAGGGAAGGCTAAGTAAATGCTGAATGAGATGAACAAACACATGAACCATCTTTCTATGGGTACTTTGATTACCGTAGAAACGAAAGAACATAATCTCAAGAAAGCACCTACCAAAACGGAGCTTCTGAAAATGGAGCAACGTGAGCATAAGTTAGGCAATCGCCCGACTATGCGACAGGCAATGGAAGCCGAGTACGCAGAGCATTCCAACGCTGAGGGTAAGTTGGTAATCAAACCAAGTCGAGAGCAGGAAGCCAAGGCTACTGCCATTTATAAGAAGAGGAAGTAACTAAAATGCCAATGGGTATGCCTTATCCTAAGGGAAAGATGTCGATGTCGAAGATGATGGGTGTTGAGTCCGCAAAGGACAAGATGCCTATGAAGGCTGATAAGGCTGATATGAAAAAGGGTGCTAAGAAGATGCCAGCCTTTATGATGAAGGGCAAGAAGAAATAATGGCTGAAGATATTTTCTCTGGTGTCCGAAAGGTATATGAGAATAGAGATAAAGGCTTGACTGCTTCTGGACAACCATCTCGTGATGTAAAGATGAAGTCAGGTATGTCTTACGGTATGGGTAATACTAATAAGGCTGTATTCGGACCACCTAAAGCACCTGAGTCTGGTGGTGACACCCTTAACTTCTTGAAGGCTAATCAAGGTACACCACTAGGTAAGGCTCTTGCTTATGGTGTTTCACTTGTAGAACAGTCTATGAAAAAGGGTCAGCCTAAAGACCGTTCTGAGTATATGAGATTACTCTCTGGTTCTGAAGCGTTCCGTAAACTTCCACCTGATGGACAACAACAAGTTCGTCTTGGAATGCAACAGTGGTTCCAGACTCAGTCTAGGTTCAACCCATCTAAAGCGATGGAAATGAAGAAGAAGTCAGATGAAAATGATGATGCTAGAAAATATTCAGATATGCAGTCATTTTAATTGAGTCTGTTCTTGATAAGTTTTTAAGAACTTATCAGTAGACTCAACGTCTCCGCTATTCAACTCATAAACTAAATACCAGAGTGCCTTCATCAAGTCATCTTGACGATTGGCACTTTCTTTTTTGCCAGCACGAGATACGTACTTGACTACATTTCCAAGGGTAAATCCTAGTTCCCAGTCCCTAATAGCCTCAACTGGTTGGATTGTTCCTTTGCGATAATGGTCTGGTACTGATATATCTGACATACAGTGAGTATACACTGTCAAAGGTACTAAGTAAAAACATTGGCTAAGTTCAGATACTATCCAGGCTTCGGTTCAAAAACTGAGGCTGATGACCCTATTACGGAAAAAGATGGTGTTCGTTATAAGACACGTAATGGTGGCTTGGTCAAATTATGTGAAGCAGAGATTACTAAAGGTAAGCTCAATTACTTATGTAAAAACTTTGCAATTAAGAACTCCAACTTTTGTTTACGCCACGGCGGAGTACCAGCAGTAGCAAATACTAATACCCTTAATTTTCAGACAGGCGTTAAAAGTATAAACGCATCAGGTCGGTTTAGGAACGTAGGTTCAAGGTTACTAGGTCGTATTGATGAACTACGTGAAGACCCTGAGTTGTGGTCACTTCGAGATGATGCTGCTTATATAACTGCACTTCTTGATACTAGGGCTGAGGCTGCGGCTGAAGGCGTAAGTATTGACCAGTACAAAAAGATACAAGAGATATACAGAACGTGTTGTGAGAAGAAGTACTCAGATGATTTCTGGGAAGTGTTCGCTGAAATGGGCAGAGCCTTAGAAAATGTAATGACTGAGTTTGCAGCTGCCAAAGATGTTATTGAACTCATTGAGAAAAGAACGTCTATTGTTGAGACAGAGCAACGCTTACTTCATCAGAAAGCCTATACTCTTGAGGTGGACCAAGCATTTAGTCTTGTAATGCAGATGGTTAAAATCATTCAGGACAACGTCAGTAATGCGGAGGAGTTACAAGGTATCAAGGCTGGTGTAGGTAAATTGCTCGCTGTTTATCAACACACGATTGATGACATGATTATTGATGCTGAGGTAATTGATGGCACAGAAGAGTCAGGTGAATACGAGACTTACTCCGAAGGCGTTGAGGAAGTTCGTCCGTCCGAATAAGCCATTGACTGTAGCGTTGCTTGAAGCAATGCAAGAAAAGTTTGATGAGAACATAGATGGAAGTGAGTTTGGTTCAGTTGCTCATCCTATTGAAGGACACGAATTAGAATACTCTAAGTGGTTAAAGCGTTATGCCCCTCATGCTGCATCGGCTCCACTTGCTAAACATCACATACGTGCTTGGGACTGGGCTGAAGGTATAGAGACTGGTAATCCACCTCCTGCACTTATTGAGTGTTGGTTTCGTGGTGGTGGTAAGTCCACTACTATGGAACTTATCTCTAGTCGTATTGCGGTCAAGGCTACTAGGCGATTCCTTCTATATGTGTGTTCAACTCAGGATGCTGCTAACCGTCACGTTGCAGATATTGCAAACACGATGGAGAAGTGTGGTATTCAACGTGCCATCAATAAGTATGGATATTCAAAGGGTTGGAACGCTGAAAAACTACGTACTGCTAACGGGTTTAATATTCTAGCCTTTGGACTTGATACCGGCGCACGTGGTGTCAAGTTAGATAACCTTCGTCCTGACATGATTATCTTGGACGATATTGATGAACTTGATGACTCAGTCAATAGGGTTGAAAAGAAGATTCAGACTATTACTCAGACTATTCTCCCAGCGAAGAGTACTGATTGTGCAATCGTATTTGTACAGAATAGGATTCACGCTAACTCTGTTATGAGTCGTGTCCTTAGTGGTGAGTTAGATATGTTACAGAACAGAGTCCAATCACCTATTGTTCCAGCTATCGAGAACTTAGATTATCAACCTGTCGAAAAGGATGATGGTCGTACTGGTTACAAGATTACTGGTGGTGTTGCTAACTGGGAACATAAGTCAGTTGAGGTTTGTCAGCGTGAGATTGATGACTTTGGAATCATCGCCTTCCTTAGAGAGTGCCAACACGAAGTAGGTGTTGGTGGACGCTTCTTTGGTGACTTCAAAGAGTATGGAAGTGATGGTGAGCCTTGGCACGTTGTTGATAGTGTTGAGGTACAACCCTGGTGGCGTTACTGGGCAAGTCATGACTTTGGTACAGGTAGTCCTGCTGCATTCATACTTTACGCAAGTGATGAGAAGGAAAATATCTATGTCATTGGTGAATTTTATGAAGCAGGTCACGTATCATCTAGACAAGCTGACAATACACTTCTCCTAGTGGAGAAATTCAAATTGGGTGAACCAGTCGATAGGAGATTCAGGGAAGGTAAGTGGAATACAAAGTTAGAGGCTATTGCTTTTGACTGGGCTAATACATTCCCACCTGAGAATCCTGCACAACGTATTGGTGAGTATCCAGTTGAGATTTGGTGGAAGAAGGGACTACCCTGCGTAAGGGCTGTTAAGGATAGGAAGGCTGGATGGCGTAGGGTTAAAGAGTGGTTGATGGCAACACGTATGGATGGAGATAAGACTAGACCAAGGTTACGCATAGTGCGTGATGCTTGTCCTAACTTGATACGTGAACTAAGTAATACGATGGCTGACCCACGAGACCCTGAAGATATTGATGGTGGAACACGTAGTGACCACGCAATTGACTCATTTCGTTATGGGTTGATGTGGCGTGAGTATCCAGTGAAGTGTCCTGAAACAACGGATATGCAGAACTGGAAACCACTATGGGCTGATGATGGATACGGTAGGAAGGATTACTTGTGAGACCGATGAACATTTACTTTGGTACACTTGCTTTTATAGTAAGTTGTGCGTGTGTATATACTGCGTATGAATTACACTGTATCCGTAGGAATATCCCCGTCAAAAAAGAACGGGACGATAAGGATTGGTACATCTGATGAGGCTTCCACTGCAACGCAAAAGGAATAAGAATACTGTTGGTATGGACGTTATGTCCGGGCTAGTGTCTTTTGCAGAACAGAAGATGCAAGAGGAATCAGAACCAAAGGTTATGGCTTTTGAGAAGCGTATGGTTCAAGGTATTCCTGGAGCAGCTGAACTCAAAAATGATGAGACCATCAACAACAACAATCTGACGATTGACCATAACTCAAATGAGTGGAAGGTATTACCTGAAGCACCAAATGAAGAGAAGCTTGAGATAATCAAGTTTGTCAAAGGTCAGTTCGATATTGCTTATCGAGCAAGGCAGGAGATGGAACTTGAGTGGGCTATGGCTATTGCCTTCTTTGAAGGACGGCAGTGGTTCCGTATCTCAAGTCAGACTCGTAACCTTATCCAGTTGCAGAATAAGGATGAACCTAACCGTTACATCACAGTCAACAAGATGCGTCCTTTGATTGATGGTGTAGTTGGTAAGTTGACTCAGGTAGCACCAGACGCACGAGCAGTACCACTATCTCACACTCAAAGAGACTTACTTGCCTCGGATGAGGCAAACCACATTTGTGGTCACTACAATCGTAAGTTTAGTCGTGAGACTCAGCTCAAAGAGCGTGTTCGCTGGGCTTGTGTCTGCGGTACTTCATACTTGAAGATTTACTGGGATGCTAAAGGTGAACAGGTCATGCCTTACTTCTCTCCTGAAACAGGTGAGATTACAGGATATGAGAACATTAATATTGGTGATGTTAGAGAAGAGATTCTTCCAGCATTTGATGTATTCCTAGACCCAACAGCAAAGCGTGATGCTGACGTTCGTTGGTTGATTCACGCATCTGCTAAACCACTATCTTGGTTCGTAGATAACTACGGCGATATTGGTAAGTTGGTAAACCCTGATGCGTTGACAGGTAATAACGCTTCCTATATTGACTCATATCTTGAAGGTGGTAATGGTTCCGGTAACGGATGGGTTCCACCTAGTACAGCACGACTTGCACAGAGTGACTCTAAAAAACGTGCAGCAATTGTATATGAGTACTGGGAAAAACCGTCACAACAGTATCCGTCAGGGCGATACATAGTTAGCACTAACTCAGTACTGCTTCACGCTGGTCCTTGGTTGTACAAGAAGAAGGATGAGTTTCCATTCATCCCACTACGCTGGCAACCTCGTTCAGGTACTCCTTACGGACACTCCCTAGGATTTGACTTGTGTTCATTACAGCAGACGTATAACCGGGTGTACTCACGTATGCTTGAGCAGTTTGAGCAACAGCGTGACTACGTTATGGTTCAGCGTCTATCTAACGTAGGTGCTGATGCCTTTAACCATAAGGGTGATGACTACTACGACGAGAGTAGGACATACAAGAAGATTTATTACAACCCTGGTTCTTCGCCTCCAGTAGTATCTCGTGCGCCTGGCATTGGTGGTGACCTATTCCCTATGCTCCAGTACATCGAGAAGGACATGATGGACATCGCTGGACTGCATGATGTATCTCAAGGGATGGCTCCTGCTGGTACACCTGCTGAGGCTGTTCAACTCCTTCAACGTGCTGATAACACTCAGCATTCCTACGTACGTGCAGATATTGAGATATCAGCTGCGAAGATTAAAGAGTGGGAGATTGCTCTTGTAGAGCAGTTTGGCGTTGCTCCATTCATCGGTAATGTTGACCAAGAATCTAATCCTTATGAGGATATCGAGCAGGGTGTCATTACCTTTGACCATATTCGCAGTGGTGGTCAGTATCGTATTGTCTACGTACCGGGGTCCAGTATGGAAGATAGCCCTGACCAGAAGTTGCAGAAGTTGCTTGCTATGCGTCAGATGGGATTGTTCGGTGACCCTGGTGACCCATCAACTAATAAGTTAGTTGTTAGTATGCTCAACATACCTGAGACCTCAAAGATTATTCAGCACTTGAATGACCAAGAAGAGGGTATGGCTCAACAGGCAATGATGATGCAACAGCAGATGATGGAACAACAACAGGTTGCTGCTGAATCCGTAAAGCGGTTCAACCCAGAGGAAGCTCAGATGCTTTCTCAATTAGATATACAGAAGATTCAAGCTCAGGTTGCTGCTAAGACTGAAGCTGACCTTCTAAAGATGCGGGAGCGTTCACGCCTGACTCAGGAGAACGATGCTGCAAAGGGAATAGTTGATATCTCTAAGGAAAAACTTAAGAATCAAATCATTCCAAACGCCAACGGATAGTTGGCAAGTTTGTAAATAAGGAGTACGATAAATTTGTCAGACGAGATGATGATACATACACCCGATTCATCAACGGGTGCGTCAGACGGTTATGGCGTTGGAAACGCTATTTTGGACGCAGTTCGTGGAGCCGCCGACTACGATACTGTAAGCACAACAGGCGTTAACGATAGTGCTACGGTCCCAGTGGAGCAATCCACAAATGACGATAACTTCGGTTATCTGTCACAGCCAGTCAGCGATACCAAGGAACCCGGTCCTATCCCTTACGATAGGTTCAGGGAAGTAAATGATAAGGCTAAGTCTTATTCTGAACGCTTGGACAAGTGGGCTGATGTTATTAGTCAGTTTGAACAGCAGGGATTTCAATCGTCTGCTGACTTACAGAAGGCTATTCAACAGCAACAGGTTCAGGCTCAAGAAGAGTCTATTAAACAGCGTTATCACGAACTTGAATCTCAAGACTTGATTGACCCAGCAACTGCACAACTGCAGCTTGATGCTGAACTCCAGAAGTTCCGCTATGAACAGGCTATGCAGGAAGTCAGTCAGTTTATGGTTCAACGAGAACGAGAGCAAGCAGTCCAGCAGTATCCGTTGGCACAGAAGGCGAGTCATATGGTGGACAGTCTTGTATCTGCTGGTGTTAAACCATCAGATGCAGTACGTTTAGTTCACGACCAGATTCAAAGTCTTCAACAATCACTTTTGCCAGAACTTACCAAACAGGTTGTTCAAGGTCAACGTACTCCGACCCCGCAATCTCAGGCGGGTTCAGCGGCTCCAGTGGTTGGTGGCTCACAACAATCACCACGTCGGATGGGTCTATCAGAATTGATGGGCATCAACCGAAATCGAACAATGTAGGAAAGGCTAAGTAAATGGCTATTGACTTTAACGGAGCCTTGACGCTTGCGGACCAAGCAGCTATTAGCAACGACCCTCTCGTCAAGGAAATCACAAAATCTCTTCATCAGACTTGGAATGCCCTTAAGGATATTCCTCTCTATACTTCCCCATCGCTCAAGCAGATTGGTGTTCGTTACCTGAACTCAGGTATCCCTTCGCCAAACTGGACTGGCGTTAACTCTGAGCCGGTAGCGGTTAAGGGTCGACCAAAGTCTTACGAAGAGCAGATGTATCTTATTCGTAACAAGATTCTTGTAGACCACGTTCTGCTCGACCAGCCTACGAATATCATCGACCCAATCGAAGCTCAGGTACAAATCTTCCTTGAAGGTTTTGCTTACGACTTCAACGATAAATTCGTAAACAATAACCCGCTAACAGGCAATATTGACTGTTTTCCGGGTCTTGCTTATCGTATGGACAACCCTAGTGACTTTGACATTCCTTCTGAAATGTCTTTGATTGCACCAGACGCTGCCCGTATTGATATCTCTGCTAGTACAACATCTGCTACGGCTAACGCATTCTTTGCTTACCTCCAGCAGTTACTTGACAACATGAACTCCCCAGATGGAGATGGTGTTGTTTTGTAT